CTCATAACCCGAAGGTCGTTGGTTCAAATCCAGCTCCCGCAACCAGCAAAGAGAAGTCTTGAAAATAAGGCTTCTCTTTATTTTATTTACACGAATAATAATCAGAAATCATTCTGAGAATTAAGTTTGCCGAACTTTCCGCAAGTACGACAGGAAAGATTAAAGAGCCTATCATGAAGGGCACAGTGAAATTGATAGTCTAGTGAAAAATCTCTCCGCAACTCACCGAGAGTGTATTCTATTTTCCCATACAAAAGAAAAGCATCAAATATATTAATTACCTTACGATATTCATGATAAAGGTGAAGATACTCACGAACATAGTAGTTTGAAATAGTCATTTTCAACAATCCTTTCAACTTGACATTTAGTAAAATTTGTGTTATACTCGAATTTACAAAGCGGAGGATATCCGAGTTTGTGTGTGAATATGTAGTCGGTGTATTTTGACGGATTGCCGACTACATTTTTTTATGCTTCTTCAAGCATTTGTTTGAGTTCGTTAATCAGCTTTGATAAAGCCTCATATTCGCAATCAGCATGAATGTTCTGAGCCTTGTCTATTATAATTCTAAGCTGTTCACGCTTTGCATACTTTATCGCAAGTTCTGTAGCTGTAGGCATGTTCTGCATTATCCTCACTCCTTTCAATTTCCTCCGCTGTGAAAGTTACCTTTATCTCTTTCACTATATATATTATAGCATATCGGGTACAATATATCAATTGATAAATCAAGCAAATATATAGGGTACATATTGTGCATTATGTATATTGTACACATATATAAAATGTAGTATAATATCAGTAAAGGCGGTGATATTATGGCATATTCAGAAGCACAAAAAAAAGCAACTGCAAAGTACATGAAAAATAAGCTTGACGATATCAAGGTGCGAGTGCCAAAGGGCAAGCGTGAAGTCTACAAAGCCCATGCAGAACGGCAAGGCAAGAGCCTGAACGCCCTTATAATTGAACTACTCGAAAAAGATATGCAGGAGCATTAAGCCCCTGCATTTTTTATTAGTCATTTTCCTGCTGTTTTGCATAATCTCTCATAAATTGAGGAGCGGAACAATTTTCGCAGACAGCGGAATCCGTAAAATGATAAACACATTCCTCACAGTAACCATAACAACCGCACTCAAAAAAACCGCATTTCTTATTATCACACTTACCGAAATCAGTATTTTCCTTGCACCAAAAATTAAACTCTTTCATTTTCAACATTCCTTTCAAAATTCTCAATAATCATTTCAAGAACATAGCTCACATAAAGCAGAAGCGTCCCTGAATAAGCCGTAAGAACTACCCTCATAAGTTATCACCCTTATAAGGTGAAAGCTTATAGCCTATAGTTTTCGACATCTGAGCTTTATTCTCAGCCGATACATGAGTGTAAGTATCAGCAGTAAGCTTGTATGTACTGTGACCGAGCCACTCCGAAACCTCTTTCATACTGAAACCGCTGTTAAGCATAAGCGTTGCATTGCTGTGTCTAAGGTCATGTATGCGAATTTTCGGCAAATCGTTCTTGCGGAGCAAGTCTTGAAAGGCGTGCAGTACATAATCATAGTGAAGCGGTACACCCTCAGCGTTCACGCACACATAATTCCTTGCCTTGCACAGTGGAGCTTGTCTGCTATAAAGCTTATGCAAGTAATCAAGTTGTTCATCACTTAGAGGAAACTCACGGCGTGATTTTACTGTTTTCATTCTCTTGTTTTGACTTTCGACCCAATGCCCTGACTTATAGTCTTTTATCCTCGTTCTTGTTTCACGGATATAAAGACAACGCCCGAGGAAGTCAACATTCTCCCACCGCAAACCGAGTATCTCAGACTTGCGAAGTCCAAACCACACAGCGAGATACACAAAGCTTTCTATCTGAGTACCATAAGCCACACGCAGGAGCTTCAAGAGCTGTTCTTCTGTATAATATGACATTTCATTTTCCACCTTTCGAGGAAGTGAAAAAGCCGTGTAAGGATTTTTGCTTATAAAATCGTTCTTATATGCGTAATTCAGACACGCACGCATGACTTCATGATGTTTACGGAGCGTATTCACAGAAAGCCTTGTATCATGCAGTATGTGCCTTTGATAGCCCTCTATGTGCATAGGCTTGACATCAACAAGTCTAAGTCCTTTGCTCTTGAAATAAGGGTAAAGGTATTTTGTTATGATACCTACATAGCCATCATAAGTTGACGGAGATTTTCTGTAACACGTTTCATTATTCCATACTATGATATAGTCACAGAACAAAATTTTATCCGTGTCAATGTTTTCAATGCTCATTATCATTTTACCAAGGTCCTTTCCTGATGATAGTTGTTATAGATTTTTACCTTTGTCACGTTATCAAGCTGATGAAAGACGGCTCTTGAAAGCCTGTGCTTGCGGAGATATTCAAGGAAACTTTTTGATTCAGTTGCAGGCGAAGTATTACGTAAAGCCCTAACAATATCAGAATTGCAATCGTTATTATAAAAGCTTTCAAGTATTTGTTGCTGAACATTTTCAGACAATGACAAATAATGATTATAACTAATCCTGCAAGTATCAGATAGAAAACGTTGAAAAGCAATAAGCATTTCATCATTCATTTAGTTCACTCCTTTCAAAATAATCATCATATTCCTTGCGGTATTCGTCAGAGTAAATATAATCAAGGAAATCTGCAATATTATCAAACCTAGCTGAAACTTCTTCAAAGTTCGGAATAATATTTACATTTGTATTGTATTTATACTGATTAGAGGTATAAGGTTTTGTGATAGCCGACTTTGAAACGCTATCAAAATCGGTATTACTGTATATGATCTGAGGATCACGATTACAATTCCGACTACTCCAATAATACTTGCCGAATATCTTATTATTGCCCTTTGTTATATATTTTGTGATATAGAACGCAAGAGCCGCCGAATTATTTTCCACAGGAATAGCCGTAGAAAAGCCGTATTTCCATTCAGGGATATTATATACAACGTTTCTAACGTGCAAGTTTTTTTCCTCAATAGTCTTTAATGTCACAGGCTTGTTATATCCAGTTACGAGCCTTGTGCCTGAATCGACCATATCAAAACAATCATTGATAAGAGCGTGGCAATGTATACCGCCGTTCTTATGCCTTTCAGGAATGAGCAAGTATTTCATATCTTTCCGCTTGACCTGATTTTCAAGCCACCGCCTAAGTTTTTTCTTAACAAAATCAGCATTAGAAAAATCGTATTCACTACCATTGAAAGTGATAGTGAGAAAATACGCCCACTCATTTGAAAAGGCTATATCAAAGACCTTGTCTTTTGCACGCTTTAATATATCTGTCCGTTCCCCTCTTTCCTCTTTTGAAACCTTTGCAGGTTTTTTGATTATATCAAACATATCTGTTTGAGTATCTTCTTCCTGCTGAGATTTCTCAAATTTCTCCCATTTTCGTTTAAGCTGTAATATTTTCTGATTTTGCTGATACTCTTTAAGGTTTTTATCAACGAATATGTAATTGTTGCAATAAGTTGTTGTCGAAGAGCCGTCAGCATAGATTTTTGTTTTAGTATTTTTTAAAACGACCTCAGGGGGTAAATCATAAAAATTTGCCATTTTCCCACCGCCATTTTAGTTTTTGACGGAAATTTGCGGTTATTATCAAGTATATAACCGCAAATTTCTAAGCTTGCAAGCTGTTCGCCACGGCGCACGCAGGAGCGTGCGCACGTGGCTGAATCAATCTTGCATAGCTTTTAAAATTCTGATTGCTATTTTCTCTTGCTCACTTGTGCGCCCGATTTTCAGCCCCTTAACGATTTCTTCCGTGTCATAAAGCGACCTTAATTCATCAGTGGCGCAAAATGTTTCTTTCCATTCTTTTGGACGTTTTCTCGTTCCTGCACTGCCCTGTTCTCCGTTAATGAGATAGTTTTCTTTTGTATAGCACTTATTGACGATAAGACGTGAATTGAAATACGCCTTACAATCTATGATATAATTGACCTGCTCACGAATTATTTTTGTACACCTTTTCCACTCCTGAGCCGACCCCCATATACACTTGTGTAAATGCCGTTGCAGTGAGATATATTCGAGGAGCTCATCCGGAGCATCTTTCCATGATTGAGAGTTAAGAGTCAGGTGCATTTCATCGAACAGAAACAGCACGCCTTGATTAACGCCGTTTTCGTCAATATTCTCAACGTTCAAGATATCTTCCCAACAATCAAAAAATCTATCAGCCACTTCCGTATGAAAGTTAGCACAGATAAGCACTTTCGGAAATCTACTCTTGACCTCTTGCGCACGTTTCACCATGCTTATAGTTTTACCTCGACCGCCTAAGCCGTTATAGAGATATAGCCCATACATATTGAACGGAACTTCTTCACCTTTAAGCCGCTTTCTAATAGTCTTGAAAGTGTCCTTTACCGATAGAGGGAACGCATGAAGCACAGGAGTACCAAACAGCATAAGAAGCACGATAACACCCACCACAACGCTTCCCAAGGCGAGAGGTATAAGCATAGCTTTCCAATTGATATTAGCAAATGCCGACCACATTATAAAAGCCCCCTTACAAAGTTCACAAGTGCAGATACAAGCAGAAGTCCGAGAACAAAGAAAATGCTCTCAAACATCAATTCAAGATTTAAGAATTGGTCAAGCTGATAAAGAAAAGAAATCATATCCCTAAGAGCTGAATAAGCTTCATCACTTATTGAGAATGACTTAAAGAACGGCAGACTAAAGAACAGCTCTACTATTTTCGCAGTTATCATTATTCTCCCTCACTTTCACTTGATTCATGAAGCTGTATTCCGAAGCAACGGAACAAAGCCTTAATTGTCGCATAGATACAGATAGCGTACATTGCTATAGTTGAAGCATTGAACAGCGCACTCTTAAGCTCGTTCGGAGCGGAATTCATATTAAAATCAAAGTCCTTTCCGAAAAGTGTAAACGTAACTGAATTTGATGATGATTGCTTACCCTGCTGAAAAGCTTTTCTCAACTTTGCATAAGCAGGAAACTTGCTTTCTATAGCCACATTCAAATCTTTTGAGTTAGGTACAAAAAGATAGGTCACGAGCTTCTTCAAGTCGACCACGAGATTATACAGTGCAATGCCGATATTTTTAACAATAGTCCACAAGCACTTGCCGAGCCACTCAAAAATGCCTAAGAAGTTGAAGAATACAAATTTCAAAGCCGCCCACAGCCAACGGAAGAAGCCTGTAAAAGCATTCCAAAGAAATTCAACAACAGCTTTTACAAAGTCTGCTATGCCGTCCAAGTCATGAAACATATCAAAGTTAACGTAATCTCTTATATCAGGAAAATCAGTATCTATATAATCAGACAATGACGGAAATTCTTCATAGTCTTTCTTTTCGCTGAAAGGCTCTTTCTTGTGACTATCTACAGTATCAACAAGACTGTACTCATAACTTGCGGCGCAAAATCTATCCTTATATAGCGCTTCATCACCCTTGCCCTTAGCCGCTATCAAGAAGAAATAAAGCTTGCCCGTATTTTCAATATCTTTGTTACTGTTATACCGCATAATGCCGTCACGCATAACATTCAGAGGGATTGAGCCATGCAAAGGGTTTTCTTTCGTGAAATCTCCCGAAGTATCCATAGGGAGATAGTACCACCCGTCAGAGTTAGGATAATCCCATTCTGATTGATTAGACACGGCAATGTTTACGTTGTATACTTCATCACTTTTTCTAGGCTCAAAATCAAACAAAAAATTTTTGCTATCATCATCATAAGTAATAGAAGCTATGTATGGCTGACTACCAGGATAATTCAACGAAGTGCCGTTATTACTGATATCAATATTTGTATGAACAACATGAAATTGCCCCCCAGGGTTGCCAGTTGCATTATAGAAAGACATATTGGAATATGATGCGTTAATTCCAGAACGTTCTATATGCATTTTACCAGTATTCATGTTATAATTAACCTGACAATAAAATCTTGCGTCAAAGCTTTTAGAAACAAAATTTTCAAGGTCTAAACTATCAGTATTTAAAACCCATAGGAAATAACGTTTTTCATTCCATTGTGTATCAGTGCAAAAAATATAATTTACATTATCAGTATCACAGCCAAGTGATTTAAGTTTATCGCAAGCCATGTTATACGCATTAGTCTGAATAGCAATTTCACCGCCAACACCCCCACCGCCTACATCATCAAGTGCAAATACAGGCACAACACAAGCCGAACACATCACGATAAGGGCAAGCACTAATGACAGCGTTGCTTTAAGTTTTCTATTTATCATAATTCCCCCTTAAAAATTGGCATAATAAAAGGGCAGTTCACTGAATGAACTGCCCTCGTTGCTGTCAGGCTTACGCCTTTACGTACTTTTTGAACATTCTGATAGCAATGCCGATTACAGTTGTCAGAGTTATCACAGGGATAAGAGCGACGATAGAATCGGAAATGCCCTGAATAGCAGAGTTAGCGAACTGTGTCATAACTTCACCGACATTTACGAGAGTATTGCCACCTTCTGCAGTTGTAGAAACAGGATTCATTAACACATTCTCCTTTCTTAATTAATTAAGCTATATATCCACTTGCCAAACTTGATGACAAGATAAATACCGATAAATATTGTTATCAAAAAGCATATAGTGCCTAAATATGAAATTGTAATATTTTGATTATTGATTATAGTGTGCTGATTTTCGATAACAGCCGACATAGTATATTCACCAGTCTGCTCAGAGGTAGAAACAGACGATACATCAATTTGTGAAGAAGTGACATCATTCAACGCCCACAACCTCAATTCCCTGAGCCTGTCGCTCCAGTTCTTTAACACGGAACTGCAGTTTAGATATTTCCTTATTCTTCTTATCAATAGCCTTGAAACAACGAGTAAGGCAATAAAACAGGGCAAGCGCCACCACCAAGCAAAAATAAAGTGCGTATACTGTCATGTTCAAGCCCCCTTAGATAATGACCGCTTCAAGCTTCTTCTTATCGTTGTAGAAATACTGGATTTCCGTTCCGACAAGTTCTCCGATATCTTTCATAGACACATCTTTACCGAACACGTTTCCTCTTTCGCTCCAAGCACACTTGCAGTCATTGGCGATAGTGTAACCGACACCCTGAACGAAATTTGAATCATCTGCCAACTTGTTTTCTATAGGCTTCTGCACCTGCAAAACCAAGTTGTCATAGTCGATTGATTTTCCGTTATCGTCCGTGAATGTGCCTTTCTTGTGGATCGCTCCTATAAGTATTCCTCTCATGTTTTTTCCTTTCTGCGGTTGAGGTTATCCGCTCACCTTTACTTTATGTTTAGGTCATATGTAACCTACAATTAGCATTATAGGTCACATATAGCCTATTGTCAAGACTTTTAAGGTCACTTGTGATATAATTTGTTTACTTAAACAAAATTAAGGCGATTAAATTATGATAAATTACCAAAAGTGTAACAACAAAGGAGTGACAAAAATTAGTACAAATTATTATCCAAGGTTGAAAGACCTCAGAGAGGACAAAGATTTAAGCCAAGAAGATGTGGCAAGAATACTAGGGACAGAGCAATCATATTATGCCAAGTATGAAAACGGCGTAAGACCAATCCCATTTGAAAGAGTAATAAAGCTTGCGCTTTTTTATGATGTGAGCATTGACTATATAGCAGGATTGACAAATGACAAACGCGGCAGAGGATACAAGGAGCAAAGCAACGGAAAATACAACATAACACAGAAAAACAGCCCTAAGGCTGTTATCAAAATCAAGGAGGAAAAGTAAATGGAAGCGGTATTAACAACCTTAACATTTTGGTTTATAGCCGGGCTAATCGTATTTATACTGATAATCATATCAATCATTGGAACATGGTTTGAAGCACGTGAAATGCGCAAGGAACTGGAGCAGGTCAACGCATACCTTGCAACGCTCAATGACAACTTGATTATAGGTTTTCAGAACAACGACCGCCAAAGCCGCAACTTCTGAGAGCCTGCCGCCCTCGTTCCTGCTTTCCTGAGCTGTCGCTCTTGCCGTCCTGCGGAGCTTGTGCGCTTTTCTGCACTGTGCTGTCGCCCCTGCCGTGCTGTTTCACCCTTGTGGAGCTTGTGCGCTCCCCCTGCACTGTGCCTGTTTCTCCCTTGTGGAGTTTGTGCGCTCCCCCTGCACTGTGCTGTCGCCCCTGCCGTGCTGTTTCTCCCTTGTGGAACTTGTGCGCTCCCCTGCGCTGTGTTTGGTGCGAACTGCGTTCGCAATGAGGGGGTATCTTGAGCGGCGTTCCCCTCTTTTTGGAGCATTGAAAGCATTGAAAACATTGAGAGTGTTGAAAAATCATAGATTTTCCAACACTCCCAACATTTCCAACACTTCCAACACCCCAAAAATTCACCCCCTAGCCGCTCGCCTGATGGATTTCCCACATAGATAGCGCTTCGCTTTTTTTCTTTTTCTCTTAGAATATGCGCTGCTTTCCTCGGGTCTTTTTCTTTGTGGTTTTGTCCGCTGTTTGTTTGTGTTTTTTGTTTTCTTTTTCCGTGTTTTTTCTTTTTGCTCTTGTGGAGCTTGCCTTGTGTCGATTGTCGCTCCATGTGAGGGCTTGTGCCTGCTTCCGTGAGTAGTTTTCACTCGTTGCTTATCACTTATCCACGGGGCTTATAGTTGCTCTTGCGAGGGGCTTCACTCATGCCGTTCACCGCTTGCCAGTTCTCATAACCCGAAGGTCGTTGGTTCAAATCCAGCTCCCGCAACCAG